AAATTCTCTAGTTAAAACATTAATATCAGTGATTTGTTCGATTCTAGTTCGTTCACCTGCTAAGGTCCAATCTCTAAAAATAGTGCCAGGTTGTACACCTGATTCTAGTAATTCTTTGTGCCCCATACTATGAGGGATTCGATCCATCATTTTCATAGCAGCTAAATAGTCACCAAGACCAAACCCATAGTCATCAGCCATATAAGCTAAATTAACTACCTCTAATTCACTACCAAGTTCACGTGCTTTCTTTATAAAAGGTGCAAAATAAGCTTTAATTAATTCGTGATGTTGTTCTCGGTTAGGTATTTTAGTATTAACACCATCACCAAGAGCTGTCATAGCAAATTCAGAAACTTCTCCTTCTTCAAAACCTTTTCTTCCAAAAGACTTAACACCAGATTCAGCTGTTCCTGCTGTAGCTGCAGCACTTACTCCGCCTTCTCCTTTAGTTTTTGATTGAGCTGCTATTCTATTTACTACCTCACCTTCAACACCTTTACTTACCTGTTCAGGAGATAAATCTTTGACGTAATTAAGATCATCATCAACAGTAAAATTCTGTTGCCGTGCGTGTAATTCATCTAATACTCCTTTTAAATTAAAAGTAGCACCATTAACTTCGGTCCAAAGTTCATTAGCATAAGGAGAATTATCTGCAGAAGCATCAGAAGCGTTTTGTACTAATTCATAATAACGTTCAAGTTGAGTTGGTTCTAAGCGTCTCAACTCTTCTAAGCTATGAACATCTTCAACTGGTAAATCAGATACCCATTGCTTAGCTTCTTGTGTTCTAATATTTTTTTTATACTCTGTATGTTTAAATAAACCGTTATTCTGAAAATTAGGTTTTACTTTTTTAGGGGTTGGAGTTGTTTTAGCTGCTTTAGCTGCAGCTGTAGAAAATGATTCTATTACTTCACCACCGAATAAAGAGGCACCTCGTTGGGCAACCTCTTTAACACCGACTTTTATTGCTGTATCCAGCATAATTTACCTCCTAAGCTTTAACTCTACGCACCTTACCATCTGGCCCTTTAATAAGTTTAGTTGGTCCAGTGTTTTTTTCATTGGTAACTTTAAGAGAATGACGATTAGGATCTCTATTATCCTTAGTAGTTTGTGTCTTTAGCTGTGGGTTACTAGGTAATGATTTACCGTAAGTACCTTTACCAGGGCTGCCTTTACGTCCACTGCCTTTATTAGCATGTTTTTTAGCTTCACCTTTAGCCTTTCTATCAGCTTTCCACTTACGATGCTTCTGCTGAAGAGCCCATCTTTCATCATCAGAGAATCCTGCTTTAGCTGCTGGACTATTACGAGTCTTATGTAACCAATCAGCCCTACCACCATCACCTTGGTCCTTACCTTTCATTGTCTTAGAAGTATCAGAACCTTTTATAGTTTTATCTTTAGTGGTATCAGAAACTTTAACTCTTCTAACTTTACCATCTGAACCTTTAACAAGTTTAGTATGTCCTGTCTTTGCATGATCAGATACTGGACCTTTAGAACTTGATGGTTTAGAGCTTGATGGTTTAGAGCTTGATGGTTTAGAAGATGAATTATTTTTACTCCTAGCTTCACGTATCCTTCTTGCAGCATCTAGATCTTTTTGATCTGGAATACGAAGTATAGTTCTTCCTAATGATTTTGCTGCGTTAGATATGGCTTCAAATCCACTTTGACCATGACTTTGAACCCACTTTTTTTTCTGATAATCCCATCGGTAATCCTTACCGTTAATTGTTTTAGTTTTCGACATGATTACTTCGATTTTTTTTTGCTTTAAGACGACTTCTACGGTTTGTTGAAGCCTTTTGTAACCGACCTTCAGTTGTACTACCCTTATAATGGGAAGCATCTAGTCCGTCACCGTTACCATAAGTACCGAGCTTACGGTTTAGTTTGTTAGCATTATTCTTAATGCGTTTACCAGTCGGTGTCTTTTGGTAACGCTTCTGCTGTTCTAGCCGTCTTTTACGAGCAGCTTCATTATTTCTATAGTATTCAGCGGTTGATTTTCCCATATAACCTCCGATGTACTAGATCAGGATCAACTTTAGGTAGTACTTTGGTAAGTTTATCTAGTGGATTACCTTCGTAAGCTACGCCACTGATATCATTTATTTTGAGCCAGTCACAGGCTGCCTTTAAATCTTGGGTAGACGCCTCACCACTCTTCACCCGTTTAAGGAATTCTTTAGTGACAAGGTTATGCAGCTCATTAAACTGCTGCTCTGTCGCTTTCATTTGCTTCTTCTGTTGAAGTTATTTGTGAGTCATGGCCGTCACCCATAGATGAACCGCCTTTCCAGTCCATACCGACTGCGGAGGGCTCTACTCCGTTTAACCATTGTTGAACTGACAGGAAGCACCCACCTTCTGGCCCTGCTTTAGCAGAATGCTCTGATTCAGGCAGAACTCGAACTACATTATAATGAGCAATCGATAGATTACTATTTGGATCTTTTTGATTAGCAAACCACATAGGTAATACAGTTTTACCATCTGAATAAAACTCTATTCCTCTTAAGGCTACTTCATATGAATCTACATTAGGATGCGTATGGGGTGGGATGTAAGTATCAGGTTTTACTGTAACAAATTCAACTTGAAATGGTTCGTGTCTATAAATACATGTAGAGGTTAAGTTTTCTACAAAATGAATAGATCTATCTAAAGGTGTATTAATTCGTTGACCTGCATCAATCCACCATTCTAAAAAGGTAGTCAGATCATCATCAAATTCTCTTCCTGTACCGTCTTTCATGAGAATAACTTAGTCTTTACAATTTCTAAAGCCTGGTCATCTAACTTATTATCAGTTCGTTTTACATAAGCAGAAAGTAAATCAATTACAAGTTGCTTAACTGCGTCTGATTTTAAGAATGCGAGTAGAATAGGCTTGATTAATAGTGTCATTTGCTTAGGGGGTTAAGTTTCTGCCACCAGGGTTTAGGTGGTGGTGGTGGTGGAAGCCGTTTAGCCTGTGCAGCTGCGACTTCCTTTTTGAATGCAGCGATAGGTATTACATCTTGGCACATATGATATACACGTGTACCAGGACGTAGCATAAAACCCTTCTGCTGTAATTCAGCACAATTTTTTACTCGAACTAATTCATAGTCGAGTTCCATTTTAGCTATCTGTCTAGAAGCTGCTGCTTTACAGCGTTCTACAAGAGAGCCGTCAAGGGGTACCATGAAATTAATCTGGCCACCCCAGTTCTCAGCGACAGTATAACTCTGTTGAGTCATAGTATCATCATAAGGGGTGGTATGATTGCCCATATAGAATGGGCTGAAAGTCATCGTTGCGCCGTTACAACTTATGTTTGGTCCGATGACCTGACGACTTGGAGCTCCATTATTCTGGAACTGGACGGCTTGATTTGTAACGTTTCCTGTAGCCGCTGCCACAGGGTTTGAAGTATTGTTGGTTTCTCCCTCTTCAGCATAACTTGGGGTTCCTATTGCGAGAATACTGATAATGATACCGTAGTAGCAGAGGTTTCGATAGTTCTTTCTATCTCTGTTACTTCGAGTACCTGACTTGCTGCTCTTGTTACTATCTCTAATGAGAAGTCTGAACCAGCTGTCGTCATGTTGAATACCGAATCTGAATCCGCTATTCCGCCTGAAGACGTCGAGGTGTGGGTTATGTTGTCTCCTGACCATTTGTTTAATGCAGACCCATAAGTTGTGGTGGTAATTTCCTCCGTTATCTCTTGGGTCGTTGTAGTAGTTGAGTTCATGCTGCCTTGGGTGAACTGAGGCGTGACTAACTCTGCTCTTACACTAGCAGGAAATGCCAGTGCTAAGAGTAAAAGCCATTTCTTCATTCTTTCTTTTTAACCATTGGACAATTAACAGGACCTTTACCTTTAGAATTAGCTGTATTAAGGCCAAAAGACGCAAGTGCACCTGTAAATATTGAAGCAACGAACGTGATATCCGAGCTTCCAGACTTTTTAATTATGTTACCGGGTAGTTCAACATAATTCAATGTTATTATGAATCCCGCCCAGACAACTACGCCA